CCGGGAATCACACTGTTGATGTGGTCGAGGCGGGTTGAGCCGTCCCGGATCTCATCTGCGTGGTCCTCGTATATCAAACGCATGTGGCCGCCAGTGAGCGTCACCCCGTTGATCGCGAAGGGAGTTGGCGTGAGCTTAGGGGGTGCCACGCCGTCACGCTTGAGCGCCGCCTCAGATAGCTTGGGCCACATCTTCTCGTTAGCTGCCCAAAGTTCATTAACGAGATCGAGTTCTTGGGCGGACATGAGGGAGAGCATGGCACCCACATCGTTGTCCGTGGCGTTGTGCCCCAGTCTGATTGCCTCCCGGCTGCTCTCGGTGCCCCAGTACGAGGCGAGCATGAACCTGCCCACTCTGTCTAGCGTGAACTGTGAGCCGTCCTCTTTCGTGATGGTGCGCTTGGTGTCCTCGCCCCGGTATATGCCTAACGCAGAGATCCCCTGCATGAGCTGCGCATAGTTGCCGTAGAACTCTTTAGCAAGCGCGAGGCGCATACCGGTGCCCTCCGCCACCTTAGAGTATATGTGCTTAGCCCACGGGCCGTAGTCGTTCTTAGAGAAGCCGTCGAGGTTACGGATCTGGTTACGCAAGCTCGGGAGGAGGTTGAGCATGTGCGACCACACAGTCTTACCTTCCGCCTTGAGGTCGGGCTGATCCGGTGGGAGCTCCACTTTCTTAGCCGTTTTCTCCATCCCCTCGATGAGCTCTTGGCGAGTCTCCTTGATCTCAGTGGAGGCGGACTCCGCGATCTTGCCTCCCTTAAAGCGGAGGTGGCGAGCCATGTCGTATGTACTGCGCAGGGCATCCATCGTGAGCTCATTCATCGTGGGGATGAGGAACTCCGCGGAGACCCCGTCATTGATCGCTTCTGCGAAGTCCGCGAGGGTACTATCCATTAAGATGACGCCCGCGTCCGCCTGCCCTTTGTACCACTCGTAGACCTTGCGCGCCCGTTCTCTGCGCTTCTTAGGGTTGGCCCTAAAGTCGTACTGGTTTACGAGCTGCTTCATAGCGTTGACGTATCCTGCATCCACAATCCTAGTGTCGTAGTTGCGGTCCTGCACGCCCTTGAGGTATTTCTGGTATTTGATCGCGTCCTTCTGTGCCTTGACTGCCTCAGTGTAGAGGTAGTGGTTGGCCAGTCTCTGGATCTGCGCGGCGAGCTTGGCCGCAGGGTCCGTCGCGGTAGCTGCCTTCACCGCAGCCTTGATCTCGGCACGGTAGAATTTGTTAGGCGCCACCTCAGTCGTGTTCATCTGCGACACGGCTCTCGCTGCTTGAGCTTTCAGCAGCTCTCGGTTTATGACCGGGCGCCTCGCTGCTCTCGCTAGCGCTGCCGCCTCGTCATACAGGAGATCCGCGTGGGTATCGTTCTCCACCGCTGTGCGGGCTTCCGCCTCTATGCTGCCGTCATTCAGGATGTCCCCGTGTATTTCGAGCATCCGCGCCTGCGCAGCTTCCATAGCCGCTGCATCGAGGTTAGGCGTGGCGATCATCTCTTTGAGCATGGCCTCCGCGGAGGGGTACCCGAACTGCTCTGCGTACTCAGCGGGGTCTACGCCGCCTTGCTTAACACGAGGCTTTAGGCGGGCGGGGAACCCCTCCGGGAACAGCGCCTTGACCATCGCAGAGTCCATGGGGTAGGAGCGCATCGCTTGGATCGCTTGGTATATGGTGAGATCTGAGAGCCGGGCTTTCTCCTCTTGGATCATGGGGGCGCGCTCCTCGCGCCACTCCTTCGTCCTGCGGGCACGCAACTGGCGCAGCACCTTCTCGTCTAGGGTTTCGAGCGCGAGCTCTTTACGGCGCTGAGCTTTGCGTTGATACGCAGCCCACTCCTTGTCCGTCATGCCCGACTGCGCTTGGGTTTTGAATAGCTCCTCGTACACGCCGCTCGCTGCGGCCTCCTCGATCTGAGCGTCGGTGGCGAGCATCGAGTCAAATACTTGACGCCCTTCGGCGTTGAGCGCGGAGTAAGGGGATATGGCACGGTAGATCTGGCGTAGCCAACGCCCGAACGCAGCGAACGCCTCTCTTAACTCGAGGGAGGGAGCCGTGCCCTCGAACAGGTACGTCTCGAACCCTTCCGCGAACTTCTCGTGCAGGGCCACGCCCTCGGGGGTCGTCGGGTCGATGTCTTCAAATTTCTCAACGCCTAACCAATCTAGCATTTTCTGTTGTCGGTCGGTCACGCCAGATTTTGCGGCGAGCTGCTTCTCCACCTCTAGGAACAGGTGAGCGGACTCGTGCAAGAAGGAGGAGAGGTCCGACGCCTGAGACAGGAGGATAACCCGCTTATTGTCGAGGATCTGGATGCCCGCGCGGTCGTCCTGCGATAACACGCTGGGGTCGTTCGCATCGAAGGTGCCGTCATTCCCTATCGCAGACTTGATCTGCTCGGGGCGGAACGCGATGTAATGCACGGTGTCAGGGTTCATCCCCTCCATGGGGCGGCCTATCCTGCGCTGAGACCCGAACTTTCTGTCCACTGTGGAGTCGATGATGCCGTCGAACCCCATCTCCTCGAACACGGCGCGAAGGAACTCGGAGCCCGCAATGTCACCCTGCTCATCCACCGCGTAGGCGAGCACCCCGGCGCCCTGCAGCGTGTCGATTAGCTCGGACGCAGTCATAGGCTCGTACAGCTCGAGAGCGGAGATCACCTCCTGCGCGTCAATGTCGAAGTCCCCGGCGACCGCCTGTACTGCCTCCATGAACTCTATCGCGGAGCCACTCTCCTCCTCAGTTTCTTCATCGAACTCTATCTCGAACGTGGTCTCGTTGTCCCCGCCGAGCACTAGGGGGTTTCTGATATTCAGGTAGACGGGCATCGTGTTGGGGGCGTCCCCGGAGAGCTCTGCCCTCGCAAGGGCCTGCGCCGCGACATCGAGGTCCTCCGCGGTCGCGGATTCAAAGTCACTGGGCAGTCGGGTCTCTAGGTACTCTTGGCTCTCTGCGTCGTCGTACGCGCTCCCTACGATCTGCTCCGCACGGCGCTCGATACGGGAGGTCAGGTCGGGGCCTTCCCCCGCGTAGTTAACGCCGACGTCACCTGGGGTGTTGCTAAAGTAGAACCCAGCGCCCATGTCGTTCTCGACGTTAGCGCGGCCTTTATTGAACTCATCAAAGCTGTGCGTGGTCCCGTGGTATACGACCACCGGGTCTCCACTCTCGTCTACCACTTTGCTGTCCCCGAACCAGTTAAGGAACGCGGTATCCCGGGCAGTGGGGATCACCATGGTCACACTTGAATAGTCCACGCGTATTGCCTCGGCCTCGGCTAGCGTGGCGTCCAATTTCCCGGCAGGGCGGAACCCTTGCTCGTAAAATAGTTTAACGGACGCGGCACTACTGGCGGAGGCTGAGATCGAGTTCTTATCGTAAACAGAGAGGATCTTCGCGAGCAGCTTACGCCCTTCCCCTTTGCCCCGGTTCTCTTTAGGCACTACGAACTCGGTGACGGAGTTGGGGCGCAGGCTGTACGGGGAGTCCTCCATTACAGAGATCGTGTTCCCGGCATCGTCCGTGTAGGTCTTGCCTAGATCCGAGTCTGCAACTGTCAGATCGGTAGGCACGGGGGATTGGGCGAGCAAGCTCCCGCTCTCCGCGGCGTCCGGGTCGAAGGCTGCGTTTATTGAGCGGATGTTCTTCGGGTCAAATACCACCACCTCTAGCTCGTTGTCAGGCTCTAGCTCTCCTCCTCTGCGGGTTGGCACCATGGCTGTTCTGCGGTAGGGGAAAACGACCCCGTCGTACCCTTGAGCCTGCAGCTCTGCAGTCCACCGAGCGGCCTCTGCTCTAGCAGCTTCCGCGCCTTCCGTTTCTTCTATGCGTTTTATGCGGGCTTTCTCGTCCACCTCCCCGTCCGCTACGTAGGGGTTCTGCAGCCTGTGGACCACCTGTACGGTGTTAGGCTCTGCTTGACCGCTTTTGATGTTAGCGTAGGCTGCGGCGGTCTTCGGCGAATTAGTGAGGTACACCCCCGCGCCTAGCCATCCCGCGTCATGGCGGTTTGGGTGGGACAAGTCGAACTCTCGAACGTCGTCCGCAGTACCGTGGAATAGGGGGGACTCGGTATCAAACCCCATCTCCTGCGCCCGCACCATGCGCGCCTCAGTGGTCATCCCTTCGGCGCCGAACTTGGCGGTGGCCGCGCTCCACTCTGTGGCTTCCGCTACGTCCGTGCCCTCGTACCCTTCGGATGTGGCCTGCGAAAGGACCACGCCGGGCTCGCGAGGCGCAGCCTCTGGCATCTTGGTGACGTCCATATTCATAACGCCGTACGCCTCGGAAATCGAGATCCCGCGCTCCTTGGCGATGACGGTGGCGTAGGCGGGGTACACCGAGGACATGAGCCCCACCTCTTCTTTCGTGTAGAGGTCAGTGGCGCCGAGCTTAGCTTTTACGTCTTCGAATACCGTCTTCGCCTCAGTGTGGAGGTCCGTGTCTTTCTGGGCGCGCGTAACGAGGTCGTCCATCTGCTTGTCATCGAACTGCGACATCTCACTCTGAGTCATCGTGGCGTCAGTGCGGCGCAGGTACGGGCGCATCGCAGCGGCGAGCTCCGGGTTGGAGGCCACACTGGTAACAAATTCTTTCATTGGGATCGTGACGTCTTGGTCTGACCCGGAGTTGAGCGCCATGAAAATGCTGCCCGGGATGTCCATTCCTTCCGGGATGTTATCTAGGAACTCAGGGGAGAGGAACACGGCGTCGTTATCCGATACGCCTGCGACGAACTCCTCCATCTGACCCTTCGCCCTCTCGTTCGTACGGCTGCTCTGAGCTAGCGTGATGATAGAGTCGATGCTTTGCTGCGCCGAGCTAGACTCCTGACGGCGTACTCCGCGTTGGATTCTGGCGTTAGACACCGCCTCCGCAGCGGCGCTTGGGGTGCGCATCGCCGCCCCTACCGGCCCGCCTGCGACCATGCCTGCTAGGCTCTGGTCGAGCATGTCCATAAAGTCGACGCCCTGCTCGGTGAATGCGTTAACCCCTAAGTATTCTAGGCCCTCTTGGGCGAACTCTAGGCCGCCTTCGGCTGCGCCAGCTTTCCCTACTGCCTTAGCCGCTGCAGCCTTCCCTATGATGGGTCCTGCCGCCTCGTCCATTCCTAGCGTGATTCTGGTACCGAGCCGCTCCATCAACGCGGTGGCCACTGCTACAGGGAGCATCTGCATAACTTCTGTTAACCCTATGGGTTCTCCCGCGGCCCGGTCAGTCGCGAGCTCAGTACTGCGCGAGGCGATATACGCAGGGAGCGCAACAATGGCGGCGGCCATGTCCGGCGCGGAGCCGAAGATACCCTGCTCCACGATGTAGCCTGCGAGGTTCGACGGGGTAACTTCCCCTTTGAGTCTCTCCCACGAAAAATTCGATTGTGACTTAAAGGATCCCGCGGTGGCGATGCCCCTGCCGTACGCTTGTATGGTCTCTCCCATCTGGGAGTCCTGCGCCCACGACACGCCGCCCTTGGCGCTCATTTCCTCGAACGCAGAGGCACCCATCCCAGAGAACTCAACGAGCCTCCCCATGACTGTGCTCGTGCGATCCATGAGGAGCCGCATGTTGTTGCTCCAAAACGGAACGCCCGAGCCGATGCTCGCTTCTAGCTGAGAGAGGGTGCGGGTGTCATCGGAGGACACGTAGGCGTTATTCTGGTCGGTCATGTATCTGGCGGTGGCGGGGCTTTGGGTGTAGAGATCCTCGGACTTTACGGCGTCCACTTCCCTGCGCTCGAGGAGCATGTCTGTGTTGCGTTCAACGGTGCCAAAAGGCACGCGGTACTCTTGCTGCAGCGCGATTTTTTCGGGCGCGGTGTTCGGGTCGACCTTGGATGCAGCCTCGATGCTCGCCCCTAACTGCGCGCGCTTGCGCTCGTCTCTGGCGGAAAGGAGGAGGGCTTCTTGCTCTTTGTTAATCGAGGGCATAAATACGGTACGCCTGTAGTAGGGATTCAACATCGGGGTCGTCCGTGCCCAGTACCTGCAGCATGAGGTCGTACCCCACGGGGTCGTCTTCTCTGATAGTGGTGACAGCGTTAACCTTCTGCTCGTCGTTCAGGCTGTACAGGGGCGCGGTGCCCCCGAACCATCCGCCCTTATCATACTCCGTAACAGAGAAATCAAAGTACTCGATCTGGTCCTCGGGAGAGGGGGTCTTGCCGTTGGCGCGTTGGAACTCGCGATACCACGAGTCAAATTTACCAGTGAGCGTCCGAGTGGCCTCCTCCTGAGCGTTCTTGCTACTAAAGGTGCCCGCGGAGTAGTCCTTGATCCGGTTCTGCATGGAGAGCACGGCGTCCACTTCGATGGGGATCATCCCTTCTGTCGTGGCCTTCGACCACAGGTTAAAATCCGTGGTGTCTAGGCTAGAGGAGTTCTCTTGGAAGTAGCGCCGCAGATCCTCCTCGCTGCCATCCCCCAACGCCTTGAGGGAGTGTAGGGTGTCCAGCACTGTGCGGTCGCTCGGGCGCTTCGGCCCCGGGGCGTCACGCCGAGCTTCCGCGGCGTAGAGGTTCTCTAGTACGGCAGGGGACATCGCGCTGCGCTGCGCGGAGGGGATATCGAGAACGCGCAGAGCCCCCTCCCGGACGGGCATATAGAATTCTTGGCTGAGGTTGTCCTGCACTTCCCGTTCCGCCCGATCTCGCTGAGCGTATTGGTAGTCTAGCTCACGGGTAGTCGCTTCGCGCTCCACCGAGTCAGTGATGGCACGGGCGCGCTCGAGCGCCGCACTTTGATCTAGGCCGCCGGTCATATAAGAGTCCACGGCGGACTGGGCGCGGCCCTGCACAAGGAGGGACTTCGCATCTTTAGACAGCCGGGCTCTCGCATCGGCGGGGACACTTTGTGCCCACGGCTCCTCTAGGGCGTCTAACCGGGCCTGCGGCTCCATAGTCTCGAGCTTGCTAGTGACGGCGTCGTTCTGCCACGCCCGCAAGGTCGATCCTGCTTCTTCGGCCGTGAAGTACCCCAACTCCACGGCGGAGTCTAAGAGGGACTGGGTGGTCTCTGTTGCGTCCCCCACGTCCCCGTTCAGCACGGCCTCTCGGGCGTTAACGAGCTGCTCGTCCACGTACGCCCGTTGGTAGTCCTTCTCCTTGGCCTGTGCCAGTCCCGTGGCGCGGGCGTTGCCCCCGGCGATGGTAGGCTGAATACGAATATTGAATTGCTCCCGGGCTCGGGCGCTAGAGATACGGGCCGCAGCTTGACCCGCCGCAGCGGTGATACCTGTGCCGTACCGGTCGGGTATCGTGCCGTAGTCAGGGTCCTCGGTGAAGGCGTTGTCTAGCTGTACTTTAGCGGTGAGGAACTCCGACTCGGCCTGCGCCATCTCGTAGTTTACCTTGCGCTCTTGAGCCTGCACGGCGACATCGGAGATCACATTGGCGAGCATCTCCCCTCCGGCCCCTACGCCCCTAGTGCTGTACGTTGCGATTCCGGGTTGGCCGCTCGGGATGATGCGATTGAGGTCATCCGCTCTTGGTAGTGTGGGCACCGTGTCCTCCTATGCTCTCATGTCATACATTTTAGACCCGCCGGAGATAACGGTGGACAGTGTTTTGTTAAGGCTCGCTTGGCGGGCCACTTTGCCCTCGTACCTTGCGCCCTTCGCTTTATTCTTGAGGCCGAGCGCCTCTACGTTAGCTTGGTAGATGGTGCTCAACGCGTTACGTTCGTACGCTCCGCCGAGTCTCCCCTCCTGATACTGGTACTGCCCTTCGCCTATCCCGCCCCCGCCGGACGCCGCAGCGGCCGCTCTTGAGTCGGAGATCGCTACGTTCTTTTGACGTCGGACTTCCTCCGCCTGAGCGGCGCCCTCTTGACGACGGATACCCGCGGCGTCTTCGAGTTGGGCAGATTCGTACTTGGCCGCGGCGGTGGCCGCCTTACCTTGCTGAATTGCGGAATTGGCGGAGAGCGCAGTCGACGCCGCGACAAAGATCATGGGGATTGCTTGAGCCACAGGTACGTCCTCCCTTGGTAAGTTGTATGACTGTAGTTGAACCCTACTCTCTCGAGGAAGGCGCCGGAGTTGCGCTCGTGGGCGCTGGCCACGGCGTACACCAAATTATAGTGGTCAAGTACAGTACGGAATATGCGTGCTGCTCGCATTATAGTCTTGGGGTATGGGCGGAGTCTATCGTCCATTGCTGAGAACGCCTGCGGGGGATCGCCGTGCAGGACCCCCGCAACGCCTACCACCTCTCCGTCTATCTCGGCGGCGATCCCCCGGACGGTGAGCCCGAAGTGATCGACGTCCATGGCGGGGAGGTCACTACTCTTGAGAGGGCGTATCGAAGGGTTGGTCGACATAATAAGTTAGCGCCTTGACTAAGCACGGACCGGTGGCCTCTATGCGGATGCGTGAGTCCGTAGAGAACTCCCCATCGAACTCCCAAACGCGGTTGTCGTAGGACTGCGCGATGTCAGGGTCCAAGAATTCGTAGTCTATCTGAGGGAAGCCCCTCATGCGAGTCGCATCCGGCCCTAGCTTAACAGCGGAGAGCACGGCGTTGCTTAACACTAGCCCTGCCTGAGTCACGCGCTTGAACTCGGAGAAGACGTTAGCATCGATGTAGTCCGCGAGACGGTTGGATACATACGCCGCGTCGTGGCGCAGGCCCACCGTGGGGTACGGGTACTCCGTGCCGGTAGAGATCGATCCGCCTTCGACTGCGAAGGGGCCGTACTCTTTCCCCCCGGACCACAGGTACGCCTCTTCAAAGTTTAAGTTCTCTAGCCCGGACAGCGTCGTGCCGGGGTTAGCCGAGTCGTAGAACGTGTGGGAGTCGTAGTGCTCGGACGTTGGGCCGCCCTTGCTGTCCGAGAACTTCGCCATTTTCTCAAGCGTGATCCCCGTGGCCACAGTGCCATTCGGGACCAGTGCGATGTCCATTAGGAGGCCGAACTGTTGAAGCGTGCTGTCCACAGTAAAGACGTTCTCCCCACTCGGGTCTATACAGAACGCGTAGGGGTCCGCGAAAGCGGGGTTGCTCGTGGAGGTGATGACCATCCCAGTGAGTGTGAAAGGTGAAAGCATCGTGTACTGCAGGACACCGACCGTGGGGTCGACGACGTAGAGATACGTGCCCTCTGGGTGCAGCCACAATGCCGTGAGCGCGGGCGTAGGCAAGAACCCTACGTTCGCCGGGTCGAAGGTCTCGGTCTGAGTGGCGGCGCTCACATCCCACGCAGGGGACATCGTGAGGTGCCGGATCGTGCTATCACTCGAGTCGAAGTAGAACGCGTGAAGGCCGTTAGGGCTCATGGTGAACGCGACGTCCGCGCCTGCGATGGACTTGAAGCTGTCCTGCGTGGATCCCGCTAACACCCAGGGCGCGGTGAGAGCGAACCGGCCGACCCCGGCGGAGGGGGCGTTTACCGGGGCGATCAAGTAGTTTCCGTCCGGGTCGAAGTATATCTGCCCGGTGATGGTGCCATACGCCGTCGCGGCCGGAGATCCGGCGGTGCTGAGGTCCAACGCGGCAGACATCGTGTATTGGTCCACCCCGCCTGAGTCCACGGAGAAATAGTACAGCTTTAGGCCGTCAGGCTTAACAAACATGCCCGCACCTAGTGTCTCATCGTGGGCCTGCACCTTGGTGAACAACTCCGTGGCGGAGTAGATCTCCCACGTGGGCGTGACCGCCGCGAGGGAGGCGATGTCCGGGGAGTTGATCGTGGCGTACTGGAACACTTCGCACGCGTAGGCCACAGGGTCTCGAACCGCCAGTATGAACGCCTTGGTCCCGTCCGTGGAGAAGCGTACGCCGTGGCGGGAGGCGGTCTCGTGTCCCGCGCCCACAATGATGCCCTTATTGGCGCCGAGGAACGTGGAGGTGGTGGTGTCCCATGCCGTACTGAGGGAGTACTCATTCATCCCATACCCGTCATTAGTGGCGATGAACATCCGGGTCCCGCCTAGCGTGAAGCAAAGGCTCCGGGGTTGGTTGCTCTGAGCGGAGATGTCAGGGCCGGACACCGATGCGCCCAAGGTAGTGACATCCCATGCCGTGCTTAGCGGGAACCGCCGAACCACTCTGGAGGCGGAATCAACGCAGTACACCCCCAGCCCGTCCGGGCGGAACTGCAGGTCGTAGTACGACCCCGTCCCCCACGCCGCACTGCCTGCAAAAGTGCGTACGGATTCAATATCCCAAGCGATGCTGAGATCGAACTGCTCGAGCTTCCACGAGGAGTTGATGTAAACGACGTACATGCGCGTGCCGGTGTCGTTGAACGCGATGGCACGGACGCTGCTACCTACCACGACTAGCGCACCCCACGTAGCGTTCTCTATGGCGAAGGGGGAGGTTAGCGTGGCGCGCACTATGCCCTTAGCTCCATCCGCCACGCCCGTCAAGTACATGAACCTCCCGTCCGAGCTGAACGCCATCCCCGTCGCGCTTCGCCCGACCTGCGTTGGAGAGTACTCATTTATCACTGACGCGGTGAGCCGGTTCACTTCAAGGACGTTCCTCGTCTGGGCGCCCCCTGTTACCGACGCAAGCATCAAATAGTTGTCGCCCACTAGCTGCGTGGCGACAACATCATTATACCCCGTATAGAACTTCACCATCGTGTCGACGCTGTAGGTTGTCCAGTCCCCTGCGGTCGAGAAAGACACGTTGAACATCGGGAAATATTCGTCCCCCGGCACTTTGTTGTTGGACACCGTTTTCATCTGCGTGCGCGCGGTATTCATAAAGACGTAATTAGCGCGATATCTAATGCCGTCGATGTAGGTGTTGAGGGGGGAGGGGCTGTACTGCGTCGCGCCGAAGGTCGTAGGGTCCCACGCCGTGCTCAGTGGCCACGCAACAAAAGCGGCGACCCCGTTAATGCGGTACAGATACTGCCCGCCGGGAGGAATGTGCCCTTCGCCGCTGTTGTACGGGGTGGTCCCGCCGAGGAGGTAGTCCTTCGTGCTGCGCAGGTCGTAGTTGACTGGGAGGAAGCGAGTCTCGATCATGGAGTAGGGGGAGTGGCTAGGGGCTAAAATAAATTTAGACCCATCGTCGTTGTACTGCATCGACACATAGCTAGTGAAGCCCGTCCCGGATGCTTTAAATATCCCCGTGAGTCTAGGGTTATTTACCCCGCCAAGGTACTCCGATATCGAGCCCTCCCCCATGTGGATTAGCAGTCGGTCGCCAAAAGTGGTAGCACCCATGACGGACCCGTAGGTAGGGACCAAGAGCCTGCTCTCAAGGCCGACGAGCGTTCCCACCGGGCCGCCTTCACTCTCAGGGAGGATGGAGCCGCCGAAAACTGGCGGGGTCAGGTATCGGTTAACCAAAAAGTAAACCTCGTCCTCGGACCCCTGTGGGAGCACGAGCACGTCTAGGATGTCGGCGTCCTTAGCGAGCACGATGCGGGACCATGCGGTCACTTGTTCCACCCGGTCCACTAGGTATACGCGGACTTCCCCGGTGTTGAGCACAGCGAAGATTCGGGTCTCGGGCTGCCGGGTGACGGCGATCCGAACGATCCCCGCGTCGCAGATATCAGGATGCAAAACTGTGGTGTCCTCTATGGTGAACGCGAGGGTGCTACTGCCGCCAGACATTGCAAGAATTTTTTTGGTGGTGCGCTGCACAAAGTACGTGACGCTATCAACGGTCGCAGGGCCTACCTCGGCGCACCCGTTAGTGCCTGCCCCTTTGATATTCACATTGGTGGGGGACAGCACCTCGGACAGGGCGCTAGAGCGGATCGCAGCTTCCCCGATGGCGAGGCCCGCGGTCAGGACGTCGCCCTCGTTTAGCCAACTGACTTGCTGCACGGGACCGAACCCGAGGGAGCGTTGGATGGCGGCGCTATTCCCGACGAGGGTTTCATCGAATGAGTCGTATGCGTCAGACACGGAGCCGTAGATCCGGTCCGCGCCGCCTAGCCACAGTCTACCCTCGCTTATCGTGATTGCCGTGGGGGCGGGGAGGTTGGGGGCGAACCGGCCCTCATACCAAGTATCCGTACCCGTGGTGGCGCCGAAAGGTTGGAGCACCTGCACTTGGGCCACCGTTAAGCTAGTTACGGAGAGCACTCGGCAGATACCTTCTGTGCCTGCGTGGTCGAGCTTGTACAGTCTGCCCTCTGACCCGCCAGTGACAAAGAAATTGATGTTAGAGGTGAGGGTCGTTACCCCCGTCGTGGCTGCGGGAGTAAGCACTACGAATGTGGTGTTCACAGCTGCAAAGGGGCCATCATTCAACTGGACGGGGACGACTGACCAAGACTTGCTGCCTCGTCGTTCTATCCGAACGTACGGCGCGGTGGTTCGCCCCGCGAGAGTGTACCCGTTGGAGGTAACAAACATCACACTTGCGGACTGCTTATATTGGAGGCTTGGGATAACGGGGGTTGCGCCCGTCATCGGGAACATCTCCATGGTTATCTCCATCACCCCCGGCGCCTCTATTACCGCGGAGCGCACGGTCGTGGGGTAGAGCTTGTCGTTCAGGAAGGTGAGGGTGACGCTCGCTACGCCGGTGGTGAGGACGATGGAGTGGATGCCCGGGCGTAGGAACCCCCCGCCTAGATTAGCGGAGTTGGCCCCAAGGGACCCTAGCGCGAAGAATACCGGGGCGTCTTCTACTGTAATTCGTATGGGCACTTCTTCCCCGGGGGTGAACGTCAGGGTCTGGTACAAGATCCCCCAGTCCCCCGCGCCGTTGCCTAGTATCTCCGCGCCGCCTCCGGTGGCCCACGCGGTGCTGCCGGTCCCGGTGGAGGCGTCGGTCCACCCGGCCAAGTCCGTCGTAAACTCACTGTTGGTAATGGTGGTGGACGTCGCGGTGCGGACCACGATCTCGTCGTCGACCCAAACGCGCAGCGTCTCTTTGCTCGCCGCGTTGGTCTGGGAGATCTCGAGGATCGCCATGTCATCTGCGCTTGCGATGAAGGGGAGAAGGCGGTGGTAGATCTGCGCTTTGACGGGGCCTATCTGCCTTGTGCCCGGGCGGTACGCCATCGGGCCGAGACGCAGCGGCATGAAGTTCTGCATTAGCTCCGCGCAGTCTTTGATCCGGGCCACGTCGTCGCGGGTGAGCACATCGGCGGAGACTTCGCCACGGTTGAATTTGTTGGTATAGCCTTTAAACACTATGGCCTCCCGCGGTATCTGTTCGACCCACCTCGGGCACGGGTCCAGCTTCCGTCAGCAATTTTTTGGGGTGGGTTGGTGCGCACGTCAATAGACTTCGCTTTTACCTTGATTCTTTTCTTCTGGTCCTCGGCGTAGCCTAAGTCCGCGTCCTGCAACGCCCCGCAACGCACGGCTAACTCCGCTGCTACCACGTTCTTAAAGTATTCCGGCCACAGTGCGGGGGTCGTCAGCACGTCTTGCGCGACGTACCGCAGGTATATCTCTTGCGAGTAGGAGTACATCAACCCGCGCTCGATATAATATTCCAAAGGGTATACGAAGTCTGGCCCCGCAGAGATCTGGTCCGGCCTAAAGAAGTCGGCAGGCAGGTCACAAGCGTAAGAGAAGCCCCACGCGGGCGAATAGGACGGGTTGTATGTCATCTTGACGCTCTTATACGCAAAGTCCCAGTTCGTCTCCTCAAGAGCGGTGGCGACGGCTCCCGTGTTGACGGCGTTGTCGAGGGAGGCTCTGCGCTCGGAGTTGTCATCGGTGGACACAAGGTGGGGGAGGCGTATGAGGCCCAGCGCTCGGTTGTACACTTCGAGCCATTCCGCTGTAAGGACGGCGCCTGCCGGGGCGGCGCGCTTGTCAGGCTCTTGGAACCCCTCGAGGGTGTTGGCCAAAGCCACGCGGGTCTGGAACTCCTGTCCTAGCCGGGCGTATTCTAGTTTCTTTAGCTCCCACGGGGCAGAGGACAACAGCGCCGGAGCGATCTCTTGAGCGAGGTATCCTGCGAGCGCCCGAACAAAGTCAGGGCTCCACGATGATGTGCTCTGGGTGTTGGAGATGTAACGGATGTAGACCTCTGGCACTTGCGTCGCGATAGTGTCCGCTTCGAGGAAGTACCGTTGAGATCTCTCGTCCATATCCTCATCGACGAACACACCGAGCATCGTTACATAGTCGGCCGGAAGGGCGAAGACGTTGTCGTACCCGTGCTCCCCGCTAGGGGAAGATACGGTAAGTGCGACGGCACGGCTAGCGGACTTAGGCCGGACGATGCTCAGCACGTAGTCCACCGCACCCGAGTCGTAGGCGTTATCTAGCGCTACTCTCGCGGGGGAGTTGTCGTTAGCCGAACGGATGTTGGGCTCGCCCAGTAGGGAGAGCGCCGCGTTGTACACCTTGGTCAGGCCCGGATCGAGCGTGACCGTTGTGGTCTGCGGGAGGGGGGAGGTCTCTTTCACCCCTTCGAGCGCGATTGCCGCTTCAAGGTACTCCTTGAACAGCGCGTCGGCGGACGCGTACTTGTTAGGGTTAATGCGGGGGGCGATGCTTCGGGCAAGGTGCGCTTCCACGACCTTAGCGAACGTGGGCGTGAAGTCTGTCAGCGTCAGCGTGGAGGACACATAGCGCAGGAAGATGTTGGTGGCGACGTCAGTGGCGACCGTCCTGCCTTCGATCAGGTATCGGTAGAGGGGAGTGTTGAGGCTCTCGTCTTCCCAAAACGCGATGGGGGCGATGTAGTCTGCGGGCAAAGCGTAGACGCTGTCTAGGGTGTGTGCAGGGTCGACCGTCGGGGAGGCGAGCTTCGCTGTAACTAGCGCAAACTTGGGGCGGGCGAGGGCGAGACAAAACTCGACCCCACCGTTGGCGTAGACCTCGTCAAGCTGGATCCTAGCGAGGCGGTCCTCAGTCACCGAAGTGAGAGGACGCTCCCCTATGATGAACAACGCGCGGTTGTACAGATCCAGTTTGGTCAAGGCCACAGGTTATCTCCCAAGGGCTTTTAAATAGTCGCTTAGCTCGCGGAGCGCGGCAGCTTGCGTGGGCATTTTCTCTTTCACCCGGTGGCCGTCGTCTCTACGGACGATACACCACCCGAGGACCGCGCCGCAGGACTTAACGAAGAATTCGCCTTCTTCGTCGAGCTCCTCCACAGCGTCGAGCTCGGTATACGCGAGGCAGTGCAATTTAATATCCGTGCCGTTCTTAAACACAATTAGTAGCTTGGCGTAGTAGCTGCCGTCTTCGCAGATAACGCGGATCTCTGAGAACACAGAGACTTGCCCGGCGACGTGCGCCCAGTACCTGCCGTCTTCGATCTCGGCGCGTGAGGTCCCGGCGGGGACGTACGCATTGAATTGCTGCACCGTGTGCTGGAACTGCCCGAACCGATCAGGGCGCAAGGGCACGATGTGAGATAATTTTTTAGGTTTACTTGTGGTGTCATTCATTAGGTGGGAACTCCGAGGACTGGGTAAAGATACCCCCCGGCCTCTGCGAGAGAGGCCGGGGAGATCAGGGGGGCCTTAGTCTGTGTCGGTCGCCGTGATGGCAGTACCGTCAGACAAGTTGGCGGCACCCGTAGCTGTGTTGATAGACACAACATTCATTAGGGTGACGGCGACAGGGGATGAGTCAGTGTCGATCACAGTAACTGTGTCGCCCTTGACCATACCTAAGTCTTTACCATTTGTGATGTAGCCTGCTGCGCGGACTAGCGTTGCCGCATCCACTGACTTGTACACAAAATGGCGGAAGTTGACCTGCGCAGTAACACAGATCGGAGGGTTAGTCTCTGAATAAGACATTCTCTATTCTCCGTTTACGCTGAAAGAGCCGAGTCATTGTGGAGCATTTTAATGACGCCGCTGTTCTGTAGGAGCTTAGAGCCCATGTATGTGGAGCAACGAGCCCAAGACTTATCGTTCTTGTCGTCGTATCCCACTGCCGTTTTCAGATTCTCCGAGTCATAAGCGTGACCGATAGCATTCTGAGAGTACATGAAACAAGTAGCACTGGCTGATCCTGCGCCGGGTAGGGCACCGTCAACGATCCAGTTTACGCCGTTCCAGTTGAACGCGTCACTCTTAGAGACGCCGTCGAACTTGGGGTCCGTGACGTAGTCTGCCGAAGTGAAGGAGTCTAGCTGCATCAAATAGCCTCGGAAAGCCGGGGTGATCAATGCGAAGATCGGCGCGTCCTGCAAGGCAAAGTTATTGCCGAGAATAGTTAGCGCTTTCATCACTAGGGACAGCGTGGCCACTGCGGCAGCGCCCCAAGTAACCGTGCCCGCGGAGAGGGCAGTGTGGATGTCGTTATCGATCTTACGATTGATAACAGACATACAAGTGCGTTGCATAATCTCGCGGCCCTTACCTTGTGAGGCAAAGATGTTGAAATTAGTACGCTCAGGTACGTCATGCCACTCACCAAGAGTCGCAACATATTGATTTAAGTTATCCGGGCGAGTGGGAATATCCCCGTTCAAGCCGCGGGTAACTGCTGTAGCACCACCTGAGTCGGCTACCAAGAATGTTGCTTGGTTTCCGTTGATCTCAGACTCTGTGACACACGTACGTCGCGCTAACGACTGACGCTTCTCAAAGCCTGCGATTGTCTCTTGGCGGAACATGGTCTGAAAAGCAGATTCGCTCATCGGTACATCTCCGTAGTTAAGTACAATTTAAAGTATCCGCTGCTTAGAGTTAGCCGTCAGTGGCGTATGCGGGTTGGCCTGAGTGAGGGGCCGCGCGGCACACATCTGGGGTCTATACCATCGGTCAGCGTCTAATATACTCTAGGTCCCTTGCGCCTGCAATCCCTCTAGGGCGTCCACAATTTGCATATACTCCTGTTGGGAGGCTGCGTCTTTGCTCCACCCGGGCTCGCCCATTTTTTTCTCGAGCTCTGCCTTACGCGTCGTGAGGTCTTTTCTAGGGTTGGCGGAGTCGGCGGGGACTAGCGCCGCGGCGGGCATGGCGTCTCGAGCTACATTGGCGAAAAACAGTAGCAACTCCGGGTCGTTAAACAGGGCGGTGCCGTTGGGCAGGCGCGCGTCGGAGAGGAGGGCGCGGGACGCTGCGGGTAGCTTGCCCAAGAGCGCGTGAACGTAGTTGAGGTTCGTCTTGTAGTCGCCTCCCCACACTTTGCGTAGTGACACCTCCGTGGCCATCTTGTCGGTCGAGTCCTGCGCGGCCACGTCTTGCACCTCTTTCTGACGACCCGAAAAGAACGAGGCGGCGAGGGAAGACATCGCCGCTTGGGAGACATTGTTCGCGTGCGCCACTTCGAGCATGGGCGCTAGCGCGGCGTGGTCGGCCTCACCGAGTACCACACCTTCCCCCAAATTTAGCTCATAAGACTTGGCGTCGGCGGGGATGTTGTTCGCCTCACGGTAGGAGGTGATCTGCTCAGGCGTAGCGTTATCTGGCAGGGGCGCGTGCGCCTCCCCTTTCCGTATTCTGTCCTGAGACTCAAAAAAGCTCTCAGTAAAAGCATCGGCGCTCGTAAAGCGTTTAAGCTGGTTGAGCTTCTTGTCATCGCCGTTGGCGATCAGCTCGCGCCACGTCTCTGGGACGGACTCTGAAAAAGTCTTTGTCGCGGGCGGAGTAGCCGGGGGCGTCGCGGGCGGAGTAGCCGGGGGCGTCGCGGGCGGAGTAGCCGGGGGCGTCGCGGGCGGAGCGTCGGGGATAAGTTCTGGGGGCATCGTGAATTTCCTTACTTGGGTTTTTGGTTAATGATACGAGTGAGGTTCATGCCCACGAAGCTCCTTCCCGCAAGGAAAGCGGACTCGTGGGGTTTCCCGGGGATGTACGAAAGGTCGTACGCCCTAGAAAGTTTCTTGAGGATAACGCTTATGGCGAGGACCTGTTGCCCCTCGTCCGCTTTCCCGCTAGCCACCGCCTGCACCGCGTANTCTTCCTCGGCGGTGGTAGGCTGGACTGCGAGGCTTTGGTCAGGCGCTGCCGTCGACATTCGCTGCCCCTCCTTGCGCTTGCTGCGCTTGAGCTGCGGCCATCATCATCTTGTTCTCTCTCGCGACCTCTGGGTCAAAGAGCCAACTCGTAGGGACATTGCCCTCTAGCGCGTCCCGCATCGCCGTGGCGAGATCCACTTCCGCGACCAAGCTAGGGTCGATCGCCATGGCGCCGGATAGGATGTTTTGAGTCTGAGTGAACTTGTTTAGGCGCTCCTCTTGCTCGGTCTGGGTCAGAGGGGAGGTGAACTGGAACCGGATGTCTTGCCCCTGCAGGCTCTCTGGGATGTCCCGAGGGGAGCCGAGCATGTTGTATTGCATCATCGTGTCGAACATGGTCTCACACAACTGGCCGTTGTAGTCCTGCTCGATAGGGGAGAACAATGGCAGCACCTGCCTGCGGTACTGCTTCATGCGCTCCTGAACCTCGTACGCGGTCATCTCCACTGTGGTCACAGGTAAGCTGATCTTGTTGAGGTAAAACGCCTCTGTCAGCATCTCAGTCACGCGTTGACGCTCTCCGGCGCCTATGGGGAACCCGCCTCTGTCCTGCGCGATAGGGCGCAGTGCTGCCCCGAGCCGCTCATCATACTCGTGGTCGACCCACGTGAGGCCGTCCGGTGCGAGATCGACTACCCCGGTGATGACTTGCGCCGTGGCGATCATAGGCGGACGGGCATAACGCTCGGCCGTCTCAAGGAGGGTGTGCGTCATGGCTTGCAGCGTGCGCGCATCCGCGAGCCCTACGACCGCTGCCGGGGAGTACGCGTAAGGCGAGCCCCCGATAGTGTGGAACCTCGGAATCACGTAGTACTTGTTCCTGATCCCTTTGGCTTCGATGATGTGCTTATTTGTGCGGTCAATAAAGATACTCACGTAGGGGAACTTGGCTTCGAGCTCATCATCCCCGTACATATCGCTCGGGAGGATCACATGGTAGAAGTCCTCCTCGTCCAAAGGCCGCTTGCCTATTTTCTTTTGGACGTTAGGGGAGAGCTTGTCAATTGGGAATATCCGCTTGAGGTCGTAAACCTTCGGGCGCCACTTGCGTGCGACCCCGCAAGTCTGGCCGGTCTCGTCGTCGAACCATGCCACATCGCGCAAGTGCCAGTTCCGTATCAGGAGGCCGCCCTCTTTCATGTTGGGCTCTACCGACAATACGCACTGCCCGAAGGTGGCGTAGTCGTGGTCGCCCTCTCGGGTAGACCGAGCAAAGCTGCTAGAGCGAGAGGTCGTCTCCCTGCGCATACGCCGGGTGGCCTCTTGGAGCCATCGGTCGCCCTCGTAGTTAGTGCCCCCGTCCGCTTTAATATCGAACCACGACCCATCTCGCAGCATCGCCGCGAAGGAGTTGCCGAGGTCCCGGCGGGCGATCACAGGGTACGAGTCAGCCAAGTTATCCGCCAGCTCTGTCCCGATGCCGCGCTGTAGGAGAAAGTCCGCCCTCTCCGGGTAGAAATTCTCCGCGAGCGACTGATACTGCGAGAGCATCGGGCGTTGCGTGTCGAACATGCTGTCCGCTCGGGTGATAATGTCGGCCGGAGTCATCTTGGGCATAGCGTCTACTCAGGTAGTAAGGTTGCTTGTTCTCGCAGCAAGGAGTCTCTTACGAGCACTTCCATTTTCATCTGCACAGTCTCGTCCGCGATCAAAGATACGAGGCGAGCTCGGTGCGTGGCCATGTCCGGGTCGCCTTCGTAGTTGGCGTCGATGTCCACCACCATACCCTCATACCGGGCGATAATAGCCTCCCGATCCAAGACTTGGTCTTCGCGTTGGGGTAGCTCAGTTTCTATTCGTTCGCGTTGGGTCATGGGGCGGGTGCCCGTCACTACACCTTCCGCGTTCTTAATTTCTATCATGGCCATCTGGGTATCTCCTGTTTATAAACTACTGAAAGCAACGCTGGCACCGGACCCAGTGGGGATAGTCGCAGGGTCAGCGAATTTGGCACCGAAT